TAGATACAGCTAAAGGCTGCCGCATTTGCGGCAGCCTTTTTTACTATATATGAAACTTCTCTACCCCGCCGTTGCTAAACACCGGCGAGAGTGCCTACCGACACTTTGTTGCTGCAATGAACTATGAGTCAAATTCAACCACTGCCGTCATATTGACGGGAATTATCTTCATAATCTGGCTTTCAATCCAAGCCTTCTTGTCATTTGTGAATATTCCGTTTATAGCAACATTAATGCTATACTGCGAAGGGTGCTCGGTAAGCTGATAGCTTGCGACGCCGAAGCTTCTGAGCATTTTGGTGAAACCGCTGACCGTGAAGTCGTTCTCGTTGATGCTCTTTCTGAGTATGAGCATTTCACGTCTGTCGGCAGTATCAAAATCACTGCCTGACGTAAATCCTATCAGACTTTCACGGTCGTCAAGACCGAAGCTCTCGGAGCTCGAAATAAAGCACTCTCTGAGCACCTCGTTCGTATTATCTTTGTGTCTCTGCAGCGCTTCTGCATAAGCGGAAAGCTCAGCGAATACGTTTGAGCCCTCGTCAAGGTCATAGAGCCCGAGCGGCAAAAGCTTCTCGAGCATTGAATCCAATACCATCATGACTGATCCTCGCTTATATCAATAATGTTCGGATGAGCAAAATAGGTTGCGGTGATGTTATAGTTCGAAGCATAAGCGGAACCCCAGCGGAAGCGGTAAACTCCCTCTACCTCGGAAATAACTCTGCCGACCTGAGAATCGACTATACTTTCACCGACTTCGCGCGTATTTATGAAATCAATAATCGCTTCTTCAACCTGATTCTTGACAGTGTTGAAGCTGTAGCCGTCCTCAACCTTGACGATAATTCCGATACTGACAGGAGCCGCAACGGCGGCATTTGCCCGAACGTCAAGGTTGATTCCCTTTGCCGCGTCAAGAGCGCGCTGAACAAGCATAAGTGTGTGCGAGGTAACTTCAAATCCGAAACCGCAGACGTTAACGTCTACTGTTCCTGCTCCTCTGGCTTCGGGAACGACCTTTGCGGATCTGACATCCGGAATATTCTCTGCAATCTTCTTGTAATAGGCAGTGTTGCTGCCATCGGTGACGTTTATATATGAATCAAGCACGCGTGCTCTGAGCTCTTCGTCAGTTTCCTCGTCCTTTCCCTCATTGAATTCGCCGTAGTTAATTACCCTGTCGATACCGACAATCTGAGTAACCATAAGATTAATAGCGTTCGGAGCGACGTTTCCCGACGCTCCCGCAACCTGAGCCGTGCAGTTTGCCGAAACTCTCACGCCGCCCGCGACAAGAGTTACAGCGTTATTCGTAACAAAGGTAATGGGGTTTGAGCCCGAGGTTGAGACGACTGTGCCCGCAGGAATATATATCGGCTCTTCCCTCGCCTCGTTAACCAGAAATGAAACTACGCCCCAAGCCTTTACGGCAGGACGGCGGCTGAGACCTCTGTCCGCGGCGTGTAAATCAAGGTATTCTCCCGTTGCTGTCTGAGCGAACATCTGGCGCTTTACAAAGTCGAGATTGCTCTCTGCCGAAAAGAGCTCGCCCGCAAGAACCTTCATTCTGATATCAATATCCGTGCCGTCGGGCACCTCATAACCCGACAGCTCCTTGAACTTTTCCTTCATAGTTGTGAGTATTGTTTCGTAACTATCCATTGTATTCCACCTCCGTAGTCTGTTCTCTGTAGCCGTCCGAAACCGTTATGTTGAGCTTTGTGACGCCGTTATCCGTAAAAATGTCGTTCACCTTAACGTAAACCTCGGTATCCATAAGCGCCTCGTTTATGACGCTTTCAGCCGTTGATTTGCCGTTAGCGCTGTCGGCGTTTATGCTGTTCGGCTTATGACCGAGCGTCCTGTCATACGCAAAGCTTCCGCGGGTTACGGTGAGCAGTATTTTTATTCTCTGAATTATCTCGTCAAAGCCCGAAATCATATCGGGATAGCTGTAGTTGAGAATCTGTATATCGCCGTTTTCAATTCTGATATCCATCTATATCGCCGTCCCATTCACATACACATTGCCGTCGTTTGAGAGCTTTATGGTAGCTCCGCCCTTTGAGAATAGCATAATCTCACCCGGCTTTAAGTTCATATCCGCGGCAATAACTCCGACGCTGACGCTCTCTCCGCTCGCGTTCAGGACAACCGACCTCTCACCTTCGGGAGATACAGAGGCGATTCCATACGGAGCGGCAAGCGGAAGCTTGTTGAACTCCGACGACGCGCTAACCTCCATTTTTCCTCTGTCAGAGCCGAGAACGTCGCCTTGCTCGGCGGCGTTTTCAGTTATGGAGTTGCGCGTTATATAATCCATTATCCACATAATCAGTACTCCTTCCTTAATCTGAGCGTAGTGCGCTCTCCCTCAGGACTTAGGCTGTAATAGACAGCGCTGACTCTGAGGTCTTTTCTTTTTCCAAGAATAGCGTCGTCAAGCTCCGTCTCCGCTCCGAGGGAGTTGAGCAGACGGCGCGGAGTTGAGATGTAAAGCGAATATGCTGTTCTTTCGGAATTGTTGACCATACTGTGCGGTATGTCGATGTTTCCGCTGAGACTTGCGTCAAAATATCTGACGCGGTCAATACCGCGCGCCTTAGCTTCGCTGTTCTCAATATCGAGAAAGTAGCCCTTGCTCGTGGGAAGCTTGACGTATACGTCTGACAGCGGTTTACAGCGTTTTGTATTTTCTTTTACAGAAATATAAGGTATATCACTGTCTGAGAATCTGAGCTTTCTTACGCTCTCAACTCCGCTGAAGTTTACCGTGCCGTCGCTCTCAACTCTCGGGAAAGTACCGAATGCTTTTTTGCAGAAGCTCAGGAGCACCTGCCAGCAGGTGGCGCCCTTTGATACAGCAAGACTGCCCTTGTACACTGATCCCGAAGCCTTGAAGTCTTTAATTCCGTGCGGCTTGAGGTGACGGTAGAAGATAACGCTTGCCGTCGGAAAGTAATAGTTAACGGGATGAGCCTCGTTATCGAGCAAAACCGCAGCCATACTGCGCGCTGTGATTGAAGTGACGGCGTGCTTTGTATCGAGAATGCTCTGCTGTTCATCAACAACTCCCGTAAAAACGACCTCGCCGCCGTCGAGGAGTGTAACTGCCCTGAGCTCGGGAAGCTGAGTATCGAGCGGCACAACGAGCTTGAGGTCATCTGCGGGAATGAACTCGTCCCTGTTGAGTGTCATTGAAATAATCTTGGAAAGCGTATGAATATTGCCGCTCGTATCTGCGCATTTTGCAATCAGCATAAGCGAATCTCAGCTCCTCTCATCACCTCTTCAGGTCGCTTTATCTGCGGGTTGAGCTCCAAAAGCTTCTCAACCGCAACATCAAATCTATATGAAATATCCCACAAATCCTCACTTGCCGAGGTTGTGTAGAATTTTTTTACAGGGATTCCCCTGTTCTCGGGACAATCCTCGACAAACTCAAACCTGTAGGTTATCAGCTCGGGCGTGGGCTCTGCAAGGAAATCGAGCTTTTTAAAATACGCCATTATAGGCTTGGTAAACGGAACAGAGAGAACGCCGCTGCCGCTCTGCTCCTTAACGCGGAAGAGCCGCAGAAACTTGTACATACAGTCTGCTCCGATAATACTGCCCTCACCTGTGATAACACGAGGGCTTCTGCCGTACTGACTGACGATATCTTTTCCGTTGACAATGCGCTGATATCTGACGTTATTCTCGGTAGTGATTTTCAGGGTTTCGGGGTTATGCTCAAACTCAAAGCCCTTAAATCTTATCATCGAATTACTCACGACCTCGCCTCCGCTTCCTCGCTGAGTGCTCTGTTAAACCGACGGCTGTCACGCTCGAATGTCTCGCTTATATCACGCGCGTTTTCCTCTGAGTGGTTGTTATAATAATCCTCGGTAATCATAAGAGCTCCTTTCTGCCTGCTGAAATTCTGATTTTGTTAAGAACCTTTCCCCTGCTGTCCTTGTCGCTCTGAACTGAGCTAACCGAACAGCCCGAATACCTTATCGGCGCGTCGGGGTTATCAATAAGGAGAGTAAAACCCGTTTCGTCCTCGGTAAAGAATCCCGAATACGTTTCGAGATAAATCTCATAGCTTGTTTTGCCGTCTACATACGCGTACGGCTCGGAGTTGTGGAACTCATACAAGCCCTTGCTTTCACTCTTCTGTGACACGCTGAGCTTGACAAGCTTTTCGACGGGCACGCTGTCCTTATATACGCTGACCTCGTAATTATTGGGTAAAATCATCAGCTCACCTCACAATAACTAAGGGTAAAGACTATATCGCGGTAAAAGGTGGAAAGATTCTTATCGTGATAAACGCGGCTGATTTTCCAGTCCGATATATATCCGTCGCCGTTATCGCGGAATGAGTTTACAAGCGCTCTTGCCTTGTCCACCAGCTCTGCTCCCGATAATCCTGTTCCCGCGAAAAGACGGATTCTCAGCTCGGAATCTACGATTTCGATATTCTCGGAAACAAATGCCACACGCTTCTTTTCCTCAATCGGTTCAACAGCCGCCGCAGCGCCTACAACGGGTATATTTGCGGCGGCACTTCTGTAACCCTTATAAAATCGGAGCGTACCGAGAGTACCGCTCTGCTTCGCCTGTCTTACAAGGCTGTCGGTTAATGCGTTAATATCAGTCATAATCGTCCCCCGACTGTGCTGTGAGGGCGGATAAAACCGCCCACACATACACTGTATTTCCTTTGACCTTATACGAACCGCTGGAACGCGGATAATATGAATTCTCCGATGTTCTGATTGCGGAGCCCTGAGTCAACACAACGTCAGGCGGAAATATCGCATAATACTTGCCGATATTAGCCTTACCCGTAGGAAGTCTCTTGTTGGTATCCGTCAGACGTCTTTTGCGTTCAAGAGGCTGGATAATGCCCTTGGTTTCGTAGGGAATGCCCGAATTCAAAACCGTAACATCCTCACCGAACTTGTCGATTATTCTGTCGAGCCTTATCATCCTCTCACGCTCCTGAATGTAAAATACGAACCGTCTACAAGGTCGCCGTTCTGAGCAAGCTCGCTTTTCCAGAGCTGTTCCGCTCTGTTGAGCGCTCCGCTGTCATAGGTTACGCTGAGGTCGCCTGCGCGCACCGTTCTTGTATTATCAAAGGTATATACAAGATACCTGTAGTACGCATAAACGCCCGCGAGCGAATCGAGACGCGTGTTCTCGTCGTCGGTCGGCTCTTCCTTTGCACAAAGAGTTCTCACATAGCGTCCCGCGTCCTCAAGGATAGATGCCCACGAAAGAGCGGCGGAGCGGTCAAGTCCCGAAAGCAATATGAACCTGTCAAGAATAGTATCTAAGTCCATATTCTCACCTCTTAGTAAGAGAGCGCCTTGGAAGCCTCTTTGAAGATTTTTGCAAAGCCCGCAGTGCAGCTGATAGCCGCTCTCTCGAGCTGACGGTCAATAAGCTTGTCGTAATCGGTTACGACGTCGCCCGCCTGTACCATTTCGAGCGAGCAATTCTTATCGAGACCGATAATCTGGTCGCCTGTGATTGCGGGAGTGTGAAGCAGAGTCGCACCGAGCGGAGTAATCATCTTGCCTGTACCGTGGAAGTTAAGACCCGCAATCGCGTCCTTCATCTCGGGAAGCGAGAGAATCTTCTTCATAGCCGCTGTGGGAGCAAGAATTGTGTTGAGCTCATAGGGAGCAAGCTCGCCCCAAAGCTTGAGAATATCGTTGTATGTAATGCCTTCGTTGCTGTCGTCAACCGTGATAACCGTGCACGCGTTGTTGTTGCCGTCACCGTTTAAGAGAACGTCAACAGCGTCCTTGAGCTGAGCTCGTCTGATATACGCGCCAATCTGATTGAGTGTGACAGTGAAAAGGTCAAGTCTCTGGAAACGGAGCGCTTCATATGACGAAACGAGCATTCTGCCTCTCTTGTGAAGCTTAACGAGGTTCTCCTGAGTTTTTACTACAGTCTCGGGAATCTTTGCGCCCTCGGCAACAACCTTGAGTGTCTTGTCGTCCTCGCTGGGAACAGACGCGATTGAGCGGTAATCCATACCTGAGATATTTGTAACGCTGGCTACGATATCGGGAATGATATCTGCCTGCTCCATACCCTGCTTTACCGCCTGACTTACGTACTCGGGAAAGAGCGCGGCGGAGTTAGAGGTCTGGAAGAACTTCTCAACGCAGTCGCTGCCTGCGCCCGAAACGTGGATGTCAAATCTTTTGAGCTGACGTTCAAAGGCGTCGAGACCCTCGTACTGAGTGCCGATATAGTTCTCCGACGGGTCAAGCTTTTCGAGTGTGTCGGTAAGGTTGCCATTTACCTGATACATACCCTTTTCGATTGTAATGTTTTCAAAATTTGCCATTCTATCTCCTCCTTAAAGAATGAATCCGATTTTTTCGTCATCCTTATAGATGATTCTGTATTTTGTAGAGCCGCCAGGCGCAAGCTTTGTGCTTGTGGTTGTCACAAGACCGCATCTGCCGTAGTTGACATCGCCCTGATAGTCAGCCTCAACATAGCCTGAGGTCTGGACTGCTGCGTAACCGTCTCTTACGCCGACGCAAACTCCGATGAGCTCCTGTCCCGCGTTTCCGGGAATAACATGATAGTTATCGTCAAGCTGCACAAAGTCGCCGACCTTTACGCTGCTGTTAGCTAAGAAGGTTGCGACGTTTTCGTTATAACCGTTGAAATTAATATCCATAATTTACCTCCTAAATTCTGAACTGTGAGTTGTTGTTTTCTGCCGATGTAATATTCTGAGGCGCGAGCTGGGGAGTACGCGGAAGCTTCTTGCCTGCTCTCGCCTTATAGATTTCTTTAAGCTCGCAAAGCTCCTCAACACCGAGTGACCTTACCACGCATTTCATTGTGTGGTCTGATACCTCGGGCTGAACAATTGCGCTGTACTTGAGCACATCGCTCTCGAGCCTTGTTCTGTAGAAGGCTCCGTCAGCCGCCTGCTTCTTGAGACCGCCGAGATACGTCTTCAGATGTTCGCTGTCGGTTTTTGTCAGCGAGACAGCCTCGCCGTTTTCAATGCTTTTGAGGATTTCCTCCATAGATTTCTCCTTTCCGAAGGACTTGATAACGCCCGCGTCCTTCTGAGCGGGAACTGCCACAAAGCTGAATTCATAAGCGTCCGTTGGGTTTACGAGCTCGCCGCAGCAGAGCTTTCCGCTGTAGCGCTCGCCCTTGATGTGAGAGCAAGAGGAAAGCTCGCTTCCGCAGATACTGCAAAGAGTTTTGCCGACCGAGCAGCCGACGCTGACCTCACGGACTATACCGCTGTCAATCGCGTCGCGAAGCTCCAGGTTTCCCTCGCTTTTTGGCATATACGCTCTCGCCTTCAGGCGAAAGTAGTTCTCGCCCAGCGAGTTTTTCTTACCAGATATCTCTTCGACCTCGGTCGAAATAATCCTTGCGCTCTGGTTCTTTGCCGTGGGATTGTGGTCAAATATTCCTGTTTTACCGACGAAAAGCTCGCCGAGCTTTTTGAGTGAATCCACGGTGAAGCGTTCAAAATCTCTGTCGACCTCATTGTCACAGAGCACAACCGAGAAAACGTAAACCTCGTCCGCCGAAAGCTGTCTGCGGGCATAGCTGTTGATAAGCTCAAGCTCCTTCTCGCTGACAGCCGATGTTTCAGCCTTCTGTTCCTTCTTCAATATAATCACCTTCCTCTCCGAGCTCCGCCTCAATTTCAGCGGCTCTCGCGTTGTTCAGACGTGCCTGAGAAAGCTCGACCTCGTCCTGAAGATTAATGATATTCCACTTGATGTCGACCCCGCCGAGATAACCGTTAAGCGTAAGAAAGGTTCTGCAAATCTTAGCAATAACGGGATTGAGCAAGGCGCGGTAATACTCAAGCTCGCTTGTCAGAATGTCAGCCTGCTGCATACTCATACGCTCCGAGGTTGACCAGCTAATACCGAGCACAAAGGGCGGAATACCGAGCTTTGCGATAATCTGCTCAAGCAGATGACGGACAGGAATATCGCAGTTGAGCACCTGATTGTCGGCTCCGATAACCTTGACATTTACATCGCCTACGCTGATGAAGTCACAAACCTCGTCGCTCCTCATTGCTCTGCTCCATTCGTCGGCAATCTGCTGAGCCTGTTTCTTGGTAACTGACGGAGCCGAGCTGTCAGGTTTGTAGTTTACGGAGAACCTAACGTTGCCCACTCTCTCCCAGTTCTTTTCAATTGAGTCGAAGATTCTGAGCACGATTCTGCTCACGAACGGCAGACTTTTCAGAACTGAAGTGCCCCTGACCGTTCCGGGCTCGGGATTCATAAGTGTGGGCATTATAAGCTCCTGAAACTCCGCGGGCGTGTTATTGCCGTCGTTGAGACAGACAATCAGATTGAGCGGGCTTCCGTCGCCCTTAATGCTCACGTCCTTGAGGCTCGCGTTATAAAGCGCGTCTACCGTGGAATTGTCACTGCTCAGGACGATTTCGCCTACAGCCTCTCCGTAGGTCAGAAGGTCGTTGATATAGGTAATGATAAAGGGGTAAATTCCGTGATTACCGCCTGCGCAGAGGACGTTGTCAAGAAAATCCTTGAGCGGCTTTTTGGCGCGTGAATCCTCAGGGATAACCTCAAAGTCGCCGACAAGTCTGACGATTCTGTCGAGAGCCGCGTCGATAATCGGAACTGACTGTCTGAGCGATTTATAAAGCTCAATCTCGCTGCGCCTGAGCGGAGAGTAGTTCCTGAGCAAAGGAAGCTCTCCGCGCGAGATTGAGGACTGTGGAGACGGCAGAACGGGAATTTCCTCCGTCTCTTTTTTATTTCTTTTAAAGAAATTCATTCTTACCTCCAATCTAAAGGCTTTTAGTGTCTTTTGGCGGCAATTGCGGCTACGCAGTCGCCGCTGTTAAGAATTGTGGAGACAAAGTACCTAATGTCGTCCATAGCGTGGTCGTTTTCCTTGATTGGTCTGTCCTCGCCCCTCTCGTCCCAACGATAGAGTGAGAACTCGCGGATACTGTCCGAGCAATTGTCGCAGATTTTGACCTCGCCGTTTTTGAGCGCGTTGACGGTTTTGCGTATACCGTTAACCACGTCGTTATCGGCAGGAGTTACGCTAAGCTCGCCCTTTCGCCTGATTAGCTCAATGAAGGACGCCGCCGAAGGGTCAACAACCACAGCTCTTACCTTTCGGTTGCCGATAAGCTCGAGCAGAGCGTTGTAGTGCTCCTCGTCAGTTCTCTGATAACCCTCCCTGCGGGAATCAAAGTAGCTCTCGTCAATTCTGTACCATATACCTTCCTTAAAACCCCAAAGTCCGAAGGACGCGGGATTAACGGTGCCGTAATCGACTGAAACTACATAGTCCTCAAGCGGCCCCGAGGGAGCTT